GAAGTACCTGGAGCCGGGGCAGAACGTAAGTGTGCCGAACATCAGTTCACCTGATCAGCAGTACGAGATGTTCGTTAAGAACAAGGTTCGGCGTTTTGCATCAGGTTTTGGCTGCAGCTATGAGACGTTATCGCGTGATTTCAGCGAAACCAATTACAGCAGCAGCCGGTTGAGTTTGCTTGAAGATCGCGAGCATTGGAAGGTTATTCAGTCTTATTTGATTGAAAACTTCCATAATCGTGTGTTCCGCGAATGGCTTGACCTTGCTGTATTGGCGGGTGAGTTGCCTTTTGATGATTATGACGCACGCCCTGAGCGTTACGACACTCCACGATGGATGGCACGCGGCTGGGATTGGGTTGATCCGTTGAAGGAGGCGAAGGCTTACCGCCAGATGGAGCAAGCTGGTTATATGACCAAGGCGCAGATCGTTGCCAAGCTTGGCGGAGACTTCTTTGACAACCTCACTGAGTTCTCTCGTGAACAGCAAGCAGCCGAAGAGCTTAATGTTGAACTTGATCGTGACATCATTGATGAACTCCCAGAGGAGGTTGAGTAATGCCTGCTATGCCAACTAAAGGTATGCGCGAAGAAGCGCAACGTTATAGAGATTGGAAAGAGGATGGCCGTGATGGTGGCACTGAAGTAGCTGCTCGTCGTGCCACTCAAATCCTTAGCGGCAACGAGCTCAGTGATGACACGATTGTTGAAATGAGTGCTTGGTTTGCTCGACACGAAGTAGACAAGAAAGCTGAGGGATTCAGCCCTGGTGAGGAGGGTTATCCTTCTCCAGGCCGTGTTGCCTGGGCTGCCTGGGGCGGAGACGCTGGCAAGGCTTTTTCTGATCGCACTGTTGAATCTATGGACCGCTCAATTGACGAAGAGACCAGAGCAGAGCCCGACGAATTAAAAGTCGGTGATTTCGTGCGTTGGAACACGCCTGGAGGAAACGCTCAAGGCAAGATCACGAAAATCATTCGCGATGGACAACTGGACGTACCTGGAGCGGAAGTTGTAATTAACGGTGAGGAAGATAATCCTGCAGCGTTAATTCAAATTTATCGTGAAGGCAGTGAAGGTTGGCGTGAAACTGATGTTTATGCAGGGCATAGATTCAGTACACTGAAAAAGATCGCAGCCTTACGTGCAATGGAACTTACTTCGGAGGTGCCAGATGTCGTCGCAGAAGAGAGTTCTAAGCAAGAATTGTCTCGCGATCTTGAAGGTACAAAATTCAAGCGTGTTGAAGCAACAAGTTTCAACATGGTTGACGAACGGAGCATGGAATTTCCATTCAGCTCTGAATATCCCGTGGCTCGTTACTTTGGAAACGAAATCCTGAGTCATGGCATGGAGTCCGCGAATCTTTCGCGGCTTAATGATGGCGCACCGCTTCTTTATAACCATGACCCAGATCGCATGATCGGCGTTGTCGAGCGTGCTTGGGTTGATGGTGAGAAGAAACGCGGTTATGCCAAGGTGCGCTTTTCGCGCAATAAATTTGCGCAAGAAGTGCTCCAAGACGTTCGCGATGGAATCCTTCGCGGCGTTTCTTTCGGCTACTCCATTGATAAAATGGAGGAGCGCGAAGATGGCCTCGTAGCCACCAATTGGTCGCCTTACGAGGTTTCGTTAGCTGTTATCCCAGCTGACCCCACCGTTGGAGTTGGACGTTCTCTTGAGATCGACGATTCTGACGTAAATGTTGGAGTTGATCGTTCTCTAGAGGACGTTGACTCTGATACCGATACTGCGGCTTCGACCGCATCTCCCGTAAACACAGTGACTGAAGTCATGGAAAGCACCACAACTGATGTGGAGGTGATCCGGTCCGAGGCCGTAGAGGCCGAGCGTACCCGGATTGCATCCATCAACAAACTCGGCGAGCGTCACAACCTCTCCGATCTTGCACGCGAATTGATCTCAGGCGGCCAGTCCGTTGATGAGGCTCGCGCTGCTGTCCTCGAAAAAATCGGAACTCAACCAGTGGAACACAGCATCACCGCCAACGACATCGGCCTCTCTGACAAGGAGACCCGCCGCTTCAGCTTCGTCAAAGCTCTGAACTATCTCTCCAACCAGGGTGATGCTCAGGCTCGTCGCGATGCAGCATTTGAAATTGAAGTTGGCGAGACTGCTGCCAAGCAGTACGAGCGTTCTTCAAACGGCATCGTTATTCCTAACGAAGTTCTTCGTCGCGACTTGGTTGTAGGCACACCTACAGCTGGTGGTGACTTGGTTGACGACGTGCTTCTGGCTGGAAGCTTCATCGATCTGCTTCGTAACCGCTTGTCAATCGCTCAGGCTGGTGCAACGATGCTGACCGGGCTGCAGGGAAACATTTCGATCCCTCGCTTGACCTCCAGTGCGACGGCGTACTGGATTGGCGAGAACACTGCTCCTACCGAAAGCCAGCAGGCCATTGATCAGGTGAACATGACACCCAAAACTGTGGGTGCTTTTGTTGATTACAGCCGTCGCTTGTTGCTTCAAAGCAGCATCGACGTTGAAGGCATGGTTCGCAACGACCTTGCCCGTGTGATTGCACTGGAAATCGACCGTGCTGCTATTTACGGCACCGGCTCTTCCAACCAGCCTCAAGGCTTGACCAACGTGAGCGGAATTGGCTCCGAGACCCTTACGGGCACCGGTAGCTTCACCGAGTTCATTGCAATGGAGACCGACGTTGCTGCGGGTAACGCTGACGCTGGCGCACTCCGTTACATCGTCAACGCCACCACTCGCGGCGGCCTGAAGGGGACCAAGAAGGACGCTGGCAGCGGTGAGTTCGTCTTCGCTGACAACGAGATCAACGGTTATCCCGTGATCGTTTCCAACCAGCTTGCATCTAACGATGCACTGTTCGGTGATTTCTCCATGTTCATCATGGGCATGTGGTCTGGTTTGGATCTGACTGTTGATCCTTATGCTGGCGCTACTGCTGGCACCGTCCGCGTGATCGCTCTTCAGGATGTTGACTTTGCTGTCAAGCAGCCTTCTGCCTTCTGCTTCGCTAGCTGAAGCTCATGAGAGTTGAAATCACAAGAAATGTGATGATCAACGGGGAGCCTGTGAAAGCAGGCTCTTTTGTTGAGGTGGATCGCGTTTTAGGAACACTGCTAATTAACAGTGACAAGGCGAAGGTTGCTAAAGAGCCTGAGCCTGTACCGGCTTGTCCACCCAAGCCAGCATCTGCAAACCCGGCCAAGGCACAGCCCGCTCGACGTGGGCGTGCCAAGGCTCCTTCTGGAGACGACTGATGGCAATTCTTTCTGTAGGGCTTGAGAAGCTTTCGCATATTGCGTTAGCTCCAACAGCATCACGCACTTCCAACCTTGATGGAACGCCTGTTGACTTGAACGATTATGAAGGTGATGTTCTTCTTGTTCTCGATGTTGAGAATGGTGGAACTTCTACTCTTGACGTGAAAATTCAGTCAGCTGACACGTCTGGCGGATCTTATTCTGACGTTTCCGGTGCTGCTTTCACTCAAGTGAGCACTACCGCTAGCAAGCAGACCTTGGTTTTCGCCAAGAGTGACGCCAAGCGCTTCGTCAAGGCTGTATCCACGACCTCTACCTCGACTCACACTTATAGCCTTAATGGCATTTGTGCTCCGAAGTACGGCTGATCACTGTATGCGTCTAGTTTTTGCTAGGCGCTTTTTCTAATGGCATTTGCAGAAGACCTAAGCGTATTTTTGGCCATTGATGATTTTGGTGTCGTTGTAAAATCTGGCGCTACTGAGGGCGTTGGAATTTTAGACATGCCTAGCGAGATTATCGCTGATGGTGTAGTTCTAACGACTGATTTTAAGTTGACCTGTTTGACATCGCAGTTTGGGAACCTTTTGCATAGCGACAAGGTGACAGTCGATGAGGTGAAATATACTGTTAGAAGCGCGAACCTTCTTGACGATGGAAAGTTCGTTGAGCTAATGCTGATGAAAGACCCATGACCGCAGAAATCGGCCAATTTGCTGAAAATTCAAAGAACATCCATTTTTGGGATCCCCTGACCAGCGATGGATCAACCCCTGCAGTAAGGCTTTTCGGCACTAATTTTACGTTTGTCGATAAAATTACTGGGTCTAATATTACAACGGTCCATGAGGGCTCCTTGAACGGTACTGATTGGTTCACCCTTGAGACCCATTCGCACGCTGGGAGTGGTGTCGACCACCATACTTATTCAAACAAGCCTGTCTTGTATGTCAGGACAACAGCTTCGTCCATTGGCGTTGGCGAGTCTTTCCACGGTTCTGTGATGTGTGATTAATGACTACTAGACGCGAACAAATCTTGGCTCAGATTGCAACGACACTTGCGAGTACGGCGGGTGTTAGCGGAAGAGTGTATAGGTCAAGGGTTACTGCACTTGCTAGGGCTGAGTCTCCTGCGATCATCGTTGAGCCTACGACCGACACTTGTCAGCAAAATACAAGCCTGCCAAAGCTTGACTGGACAATGCGGGTTAGAGTCATCGTTACTATCAGGTCCCCTAACGCTTATACAGACGCTGACCCAGTAATTGAGTCAATGCACTCGTTGCTTATGGCAGACCTAACCCTGGGCGGATTGGCCATTGATATTCAGCCCGTTATTACCAACTTTGATTTCTTTGATGCAGATCAACCTGCAGGGGTGTTCTCTTGTGATTACGAAGTGCTTTATCGAACGCAAGTAGCAGACCTTACTGTCTACTAGGGTCTAAGCAGTCGCAAGGATTACGATGAGAGACGAGTACAGCGGTCAAGGTGGGTCGTATCTTCTCGATCCAGAAACCGGAAAACGCACTCTGATTCAGCGAACACTTCCCGCCGACCCCCCACAAAAAAATGGCACCACTTCTTCTACGGAAACGACTGATTCTGGTGGAAACAGAGTCAACTTACGGCACCGATCCGACTCCAACAGGAGCGGACGCGATCTTGGTAAGGGATCTGAATATCACCCCACAGCAGAGTGATGTTGTTAACCGCGATTTAGTTCGCCCTTATTTAGGAGCTTCTGAGCAGCTGCTTGCTAACACCCGCGTTGAGTGTACGTTCAGCGTTGAACTAGCAGGGTCCGGTACTGCTGGCACCGCTCCTCAGTACGGCAAGGCATTGCAGGCTTGCGGCCTTAGAGAGACTGTTGCTGCTGGTACTTCAGTGACGTATGAGCCAGTGAGCGCGTCTTTCGGTTCAGTAACCATTCACTACAACATCGATGGTGTTCGCCACAAGGTGACTGGTGCTAGAGGAACTTTTACCCTCAACGGCTCCGTTGGTGAAATACCCTCCATCGATTTCACCTTCACGGGCATTTATAACGCTCCTGATGATTCAGCTCTGCCTAGCGTTACTTATGCAAACCAGGCAACACCGCTAATCTTCAAGGACGGAAACACAAGCCTATTCTCCTTGCTTTCATACTCTGGCTGCCTGCAGTCAGTGAGCATGGATCTTGGGAACTCGATTGTTTATCGTGAGCTTATTGGCTGCACGAAAGAGGTTCTGATCACAGACCGCAGCGTTACCGGAACTGCAGCGATTGAGATGGTTTCGATTGCGACCAAGGACTACTTCTCAGCAGCTCTAACGGATGGGACGCTGGGCAATTTGACGTTCACGCACGGCACGACTGCTGGTAACATCGTGAAGCTGGAAAGCCTCACCGTTGACATCGGAGACGTGAGCTATGGGGACCAAGACGGCATT